CATTCGAATTAAGGGAGAACTCTATATAACCTATTCTTTATTAACTACTTATACTATGGTATCTTCTACTTTATTCCTCGAATATATTCTTACTCTTAGTCTGTAGTCTGTATTCTAACTACTTATCTGAATATCTACTGCGCCGAAGTCTGATATTTGCTCAAAAACGGTCCCGATGTAGCATCCGAGCCATGAAACACGTGATCGGGGTAGATCCGGGCAGGCACGGGGCAATCGCAGTCCTCGATCCAGAGTCGATGGCAATCGTGAGTCTGCACCAGATGCCCGAGACAGACCGGGAGGTGGTAGAGCTTGTTCGAGAAAAAATGAACAAGGCATCCCATCTCTTCATCGAGCAGATCCCGAAGTTTGCGGGCGAGAACCGATCCGCGGCATTCATGGCGGTTCTTTACGGCAACTACAAGCTGGTGTGCGGGGCGGCTCTCATGCACGGCGGGTCTGAGCTGGTCGAGCTCTCGCTTCTGAAGTGGATGAATCTGACCATCGAGCAGTCACGAAGGGAGCGTGAGCGTTCTGCGAGGAAGCGGCAACTTCTGGATGCCGCGAAGAAGATCTGGCCCAGGACCCGACTGACCCTGCAGACCTGCGACGCCCCGCTCATCGCGAGGGCCGGGATTCTTCTCAGCAGAGATGCGTTTACTTCGAAGGAGTGACACGGCCATCTTCTGACCATGGCGAGCAGAGCAGCAAGACGACTCACCCCTCAGCAGCGAGAGTTCATTGAGCTCCACGTGCTCGACGGGCTCCCGATGTATCGGGCCTATCTCCTCGCCTTCGATGACGTCATCGCGGCTAAATACAACGGCAAGATCACGGCGGGTTCTGCCTGCCGGGCCGGTGGAATCATTCTCCAGAAGGAACATGCCAAGACCTACGTCGAGGAACTCAAGGCCCGCGTGGCCGAGCGTGCCCAGCAGAAGCGCTTCCTGAGTCTCGATGAGAAGCGCGAATTTCTTGCCAGGCTCGTTCGAACTCCGATCGGAGACATCGACGAGGAGTCCGAGCTGGCCGAGGAGGTGCGAACCTCCACTGACGGCACGACGTCGGTGAAGATTCCCTCCAAGCTCAAGGCGCTCGAGCTCGATGCCCGCATCATGGGAGAATTCAAGGACTCGGTCAGACTCGACGTGTCTGAGAAAGTGCTCAATCTCGCAGAGAGCTTCGCATGAGCGTCGTCCGCACCCGCTACGCCAAGACCGGGGTGCGAAAGAAGAAGCGCCCCGAGGTGACGCCAGAGGAGTCGGCATCGATCGAGCAGGCACTCGACGGACGGCAGTATCTCGAGCATGCCTATGCGATGAGAGAGGCTCACCAGAAGACCGGAGACCTGTTTGGACCGACCGAGTATCTGCTTCGCTACTGCGTGAAGAACCCGCCGAAGGAACAGATCCGCCTCGCCAGCCACGAGTGCGAGTATCTCATCTGGAGATACATCCAGAAACTTCTTGATCTCGACCAGTATCAGGCGGCGGCCATCGTCTGCTGGGGGCCAGAGCTCTTCACGCCAGAGCCGCACTGCACGAAGCTGGTGTGGAACGGACTCAGAGACCATGCCAAGAACCTGATCATGGGAGGAGGATCGCTCTCCAAGTCGTATTCCGGTGCCGTGTTCTTTGGCCTCGATTTTCTTCGCGATCCCGAGTGGACCTGCATCAAGGTCATGTCTGTCACTCGGCAGCATGCGGTCACCAACGTTTTCGCGCACATCAAGAACCTGCTCGCCAATGTCCTCGTGCCTGTCCCGAATCTCTCGATCAAGGCCGAGTCAGTCAGGGTCAACAACGACGACAAGCAGGGAATCCACCTCACCTCGATCCCGATGGGAGACGACGGCAAGGGACGACTTCGTGGCTTTCACCCGGTTCCCCGCCCAGTTCCGCATCCGCGGTTTGGCAAGCTCAGTCGCATCGCCCTGATCCTTGACGAGGCCGAAGAGATTCCAGAGGGCGTGTGGGAGGACGTCAACAACGTGCTGCTGACAGAAGAAGCCGACAACAGCCACGTCAGGGTGTTTGCGGCCACGAACCCCAAGGACCGCAACAGCAAGTTTGGAGTCCTGGCAGAGCCCAAGAGAGGGTGGGCGTCGATCGACATCGATGTCGACGAGACCTGGGAGTCTGGCAGGGGATACAACGTCATCCGACTCGACGGCGCCAAGTGCGAGAACGTCACCGAGAAAAAGGTCGTCTATCCTGGCCTGCAGACCTGGGAGGGATTCGAGCGACTCCTCAAGCTCGGGTCTGACAACCCAGAGTATTTCACGATGGCAAGGGGATGGTTCCCCGAGTCGTCTGCCTCGGTCGTCATCGTCAACGAGTCGATGTTCGAGAGGGCCAAGGGTCTCTATACCTTCTCAGGCCCGACAGTCATGGCAGCCGGGATCGACCTCGCCTTCGAGGGCAATGACCTTGCCTTCTTCACGGCCGCAAGATTCGGCCAGGCGATCGGATGGACAGACATGCAGGGTTCGTTCCAGCGCTTCAAGTCCGAGCGGCGTGTCATCCAGGTCGAGCAGCAGATCAGTCTCGACAAGAGAGACACGATCGAGCAGACCAGGGCGATCATCCGCCTGAGCAACGACATGGGAGTGAAGCCCAGGTGGCTCGCGGTCGATCGAACCGGCAACGGCACCGGAGTCCACGATGCTCTCAAGTCGATGTTTGGACCAGATGTCTTTGGGGTCATGTTCAGCTGGGCTGCCTCAGACACTCGCATCCTCGATGACGACTCAGAGACCTGCGCCGAGCGCTACAATGACGTCGTGACCGAGATGGCGTTCAGTGTCCGCAAGTTCATCGAGACAGACCTTCTCAAGCTCAACCCGGGAATCAACTGGAACCAGCTCGGCCGCGAGACGGTCACTCGTCGCTACATGCAGGTCGGCCGTGGTGTCCTCAGACTCGAGCCCAAGAAGGAATTCAAGAAGCGCCACAACGACGTCTCGCCTGACCGCTTCGACAGCCTGCTTGTCGCAGTCCATGCGATCCGCATGAACGGCGGCATCTCTGGCCGCATGGTCGAGGAGGCGCGTGTGCCGGCACCGAGACCAGAGCGCGTCGAGCACGGAATCGTCGACCAGCTCGACTTCATCGACATGACTGACTGACATGAATGTGATCGAATCCATGGTGATGCCCGGAGGATGGCACAAGCCCGAGAAGGATCGTCTCGGCCGCGACATGCCTGAGCCCATCCGTGCCCCGACCTATCGAGCCCTCATCGATGCCGTGATCAAGTTCAGGGCCGACAACGTCATCCCGATCGGCGACGTCAGGGCTGAGGTCGATGAATACATTTGCAAGAATTTCCCGCGCATGTGCCACCAGTTCGAGGGAGTGGCCCGGATCGAGGTCGCGCACTCCGTGTCGCCGATCCGCACTCTCACAGACGAGATGATCCAGACGATGGACAGGCAGATCCAGGATCACTCGACCGAGAATCTCGAGCTGAAGCAGGAGGCGCAGAGACGCGCCGATGTCTGTGCGGGCTGCAGGTTCAACGTCAGGTGGAACAGCAACTGCGGATCCTGCGTCGAGGCCGTGAACCGCATGTCGGCGATCCTGCGAGCGGGTCAGACAGTCCACCATGAGCGAGAACTTCGCGCCTGCCAGATCCTGCATCACGAGAACAGGTCTGCCGTGTGGCTGCGCATGGACAAGATCGGCACGAGTCCAGATCTTCCTGGATACTGCTGGGCGAGGCGATGAGTTGCGAGAGGTGCCGCATGGAAATCACGACCAAGGGAATCAAGAACTTTGCCGGTGCCGTCGGGAGAGCCGCCGAGCGTGTCGCTCGCAGGGAGGTCCTGCTTGTCGATAGTTCTACGAAGAAAAAAAGGCTGTCTGTCTGCGATGAGTGCGAGTATCGATCGGACATGCAATGCTCGGTCTGCGAGTGTTTTATCCTTGCCAAGACCATGCTAGCTTCTGAATCCTGCCCGAAGGGAAAATGGTGAACAATGCCAAACGACGCCTCAACAGCCGATATAGTCGACCCGCAGACGGGGTCCGTGCTTCCGGCAGTCCTGACCTTCGATCAGGCCTATCAGACCTACAAAAACTTCACGCAGGACAACCGGGAGCGCAACAACAAGAACGCGGCGATCGCTCGCAAAATCAACGGCGAGCAGCCGTGGAATCCGCGAAAGCTGCGAGGCGCGGGGCAATCATGGCGGAGCAATCGGCCCACGGGATTCATGTCATCCCTGATCAAGCGCCTGACTCCTCCATACCGGCAGGTGGTCGACCAGCTCCCCCTCTTGACTTACAGCCGCTTTCCGAACGAAGCTTCCGGCACCGAAGCCTTGGAGGATACTTTCCGAACGGCAATCACGGACTGCATTCGTAAGTGGACGGGCTGGCCTGATTTTCTCTCTCAGCTCATCGACGAGAACCTGACCTACGGCTATGCCGCAGTCGGTCGTGAGGACGAGTTCACCTGGAAGCCGAAGATGTATCGGTCTGACGAGGCCCTGTTCTACGTAGGCTGTCCCCAGGAATCGAACCGAGTGAAGATCTGGGGCCTCAAGGAAGACTTCTTTGTTGACGACATCGTTGACACGATCCGTGATCCCGAGGTTGCCTCTCTTGCCGGCTGGCGCGTCGAGAATCTTGTCAAGAAGCTCAACACGTCGACCAAGCAGTTCGAGGACCGGGCCAACACCGAGAACGAGCGAGTCTACGAGGACCTGATCCGCGAAAACAACCTTGCCAGCAGCTTCACCTCGTCGATCCGCGTTGTCAAGGCGGGTCACATCTTTGCGACCAACCCGGCCGGCGGCGTCGATCACTACATCTTTGACCGCGAGGACGGCGTCCCGCTGTTCTTCCGCCGTGCCCGCTA